AAATACCCTTACAATCGAAAATGATGAAATGACTTGGGGGATCGATTCCAGCATTGAACTAGTCAATGACTGTGCATTGGTTATGGACATTCATCACCATTGGATTAAAACTGGAGAATATATTGACCCGAATGATGACCGTGTTAAAAGGATTATTGATAGTTGGCGTGGTGTTAGGCCTGTTATACATTATAGTGTTTCACGGGAAGACGTTGTTATTGACCATGCCACAGACACCTTTCCCTCCCTTGATGCGCTGATCGAAAGCGGACACAAGAAGGCAAAACTCAGGGCTCATTCAAACTTCTATTGGAATACAGCAGTAAATGAATGGGCACTGAGTTTTAGAGATCAGTTCGATATCATGTGCGAGAGCAAGGCTAAGAACTTAGCCAGCTTTGCACTTTACGAACAGAGTCTTAAGCTGCCGGCTTAGCTTTTGGTTTTTTAGGAGCAGGTGGCTTCTTAGCTGTCGCTGGCTTTTTTGGGGCTGCTTTCTTCGCAGGAGCGGCCTTTTTCTGTGGCTCTACTTTTGCGGCAGGTGCCTTTGCTTCTTCGACCACCGGTGTTGGTACTGCGACTTCAACCACAGGCGCTGCTTCTACCTTATATGGAACTTCCGCAGTTTGTTCTGCTGGCTTAGAACCAAATAGTTTCTTTAATAAACCGATCATATTAAAATCTCCTTAGGAATTTATTTAGCGGTAAATACAGCATGACACTACATTTTATTAAAAGTTTGACTGAAAGCGCCGATAGACGAGAAATCAAACAGAACAAACTTACTTTTGCCAAAGACGAACTAGATCCTGTTATGAGTGAAGCAACTATCAAATATCACTACGACGGTCTGGCTTCTAAATACTTTGAAAGATACAATGCAGGCGAAGGCGATGCTAAATTTAACTTTGGCGGTGGCATGTTGCACAATCTATTTTTCGGAAACTTGACCCCGGCGCGAGCTGCTAATAAACCCTCGGGGCTCAGTAAATCTTTAATAGACAGCAAGTATGAAAATTTTGACAAATTCAAAGAAGCTGTAGAGAAAGAAGCTATGGCTATTCAAGGGTCTGGTTGGGTATATATGGACACTGCGGGTAAGCTGCATACCATTCCAAATCACGAATATAAGAAAGATATGAAAATTGCATTGTTGATAGACTGGTGGGAACACGCTTGGGCGTTGGACTATCAACAAGACAAAGCCAAATACCTCAGCAATATTTGGCGCATCATCAATTGGGATATTGTTGATGCTAGACTCGCTGATAACAAGGAGCAATAATTATGTTAGAAACATTATTTTGGTTTGCGCTTGGCGCATTTGTAGGATGGAATTTTCCGCAGCCTGAGTTTGCAAAAACTATACAGGCTAAGGTACTAGGCATGTTTAAAGGAAAGTAATATGGCATACTCAGATAAAGTTATAGATCATTACGAAAACCCTCGAAACGTCGGTAGCTTTTCTAAGGATGAAGTGGGCGTGGGCACCGGTATGGTTGGTGCCCCTGCTTGCGGCGATGTAATGAAACTACAGATAAAGGTAGACGATGATACAGGTATTATTACAGATGCAAAATTTAAAACGTATGGCTGCGGATCGGCTATCGCGAGTTCGAGTCTCGTTACAGAATGGCTCAAAGGAAAAACCCTTGACCAAGCAGGCACAATCAAAAACTCCGAAATCGCCACAGAACTAGCATTACCGCCAGTTAAGATACATTGTTCTATCCTAGCAGAAGATGCTATCAAGGCAGCAGTAAAGGATTACAAAGAAAAGTATGATCTCGTTAACTGAACTTGCTGCATCAAAAGTCAAGAAGAATCTAGAACGCAGAGGCAACGGTGTAGGTATTCGTGTTGGAGTAAAAACTACAGGTTGTTCCGGACTAGCCTATGTAATAGAATACGTCGATGTGCCTAGCACCGTGGATATTAGTTTTGTCAGCTACGGGGTACATGTATTCGTAGATCCAAAAAGTCTAGCCTACATAGAAGGTGTAGAAATGGATTGGGTCCGCAACGGACTCAACGAAGGGTTTGACTTTAAGAACCCACAAGAACGCGATCGTTGCGGATGCGGAGAATCATTCCGAGTTTAGATTAATGTTTACCGCAGAAAACTATCCTAAAAAATTAGATACTGTTATTACAAATCCGGAGCTGATCTACGTCTTTGACGATGTTGTCAATGTCAACGAATTGGCGACTATCGGAGCAGTCGATTGGGAATCTAGATCTTGGGTAAATGGCTATGACAGTTGGCCAGATCCTTCTGGAAAAAATATGCCTGCAGGGGATATGCTGTGCAAAAAAATGGTAGATTGTATTAGACTCCTAGATAGAAAGGCTAGGATTCAATCGCACGTGGGATCATATTATGTGCTCAGAGACCAAACCAACGAACTATTAGAAGATAATATACATCGAGATTATTACGATTTCCAATTTGCGTGGACTGGCGTATTTCATTTGATCGGAGATTCGGGCCCCACTTTTTTTTATAGAACGTTTGATTCGGTAGAACCGATGAAATCTGTAGATTTCAAACCCGGTCGATTAATAATTTTTCCCTCATTGTATGCTCATAAAGCTGGACTGACCGATCCGGGATCTCTAAGATTAGTACATTCAATAAGGCTGATTCTAAAAAGCAAACTCAATGAGCGGTACTACGAGTGTTGCCAAGATTAGAACTTGCCCACTGGTAAATCGACACTGGCTGGCATATCCCAGATTTTCTTCTGCTCCACTCCTTTACGCTGGGCAAATCTTTTTGCATCGCATTTTAAACAGACATGGAAATAGTTGTTGCTCAATCTTTTTCTATCGATGTGTTTGAGATCTCGCGTAAATGCTTCATCACAGTTATCGCAACGTAGCAACGCTATAGATTTTTTGCGAGTATAGTGATGTTCAATCCCTAGCTTACTGAGCCTAACGTATTGATTGAGTTGGATTTCTATTTTAAGGAACATTCTGTATTTACATTCGGCTTATAAAACTTTGGACTAAATAGTAGAGCAACCATAAATCTTAGGATCAAGACATGGCAAGAAAAATTATTGACACCGGAGTTGTAGGCAACGACGGCACAGGCGACAGTATTCGCGACTCGTTTAGAAAAGTAAACGACAACTTCCGAGAATTATACAGCTCACTAGGGCTAGGAGAAAATCTTTCATTTATTGGATTAGATGATGCTCCAAATTCCTACGTGGGTTGGCCTTTAAACGGCTAATACCTGGAACTGGTATTAGCATAGACTTCACATCGAACCCCAACGAAATCGCCATTAATTCTGATTTCGCTGCGATCGTTAATGATCCAAATCCTCAACTCGGCGGAGATCTAAGCGCACAGTCAGGCGGTGCTCAACATAGAATTATCGATCTAGGAACTACATCAATTCCCCTAGACCCTATATTTTCACACGAAGCGGTCAGCAAATACTATGCAGATCTAAAACTTTCTCGGGCAGGAACTAATACGATAGACCCGGCAACTGGATTGACCAATGCCGCTGCTGGAAGAATGACTGGTCCGTTGATTTTAGCTCGTGATCCGGAGCCGGATGATGACGAAATTTATGATGGACTGATTGCTGCAACCAAACGATATGTTGACAATGCTGCTTTTGGATCTGTTGCTAACTTATATGTTGCCACTTCAGGACAAGATGATCGTGTAGGCGTAAGTCCGGAATTGCAAGGCCGTGCATTGGCCTATGCCTATCGAACTATCGAAGCTGCTTGTAAACGTGCAGAAGAATTAGTACTAGAAGCACGTCAAGAGATTGGACCTTATAAGAAAGTTCTTACCTACGCTAATGGTACTGAAACTTGTTCACTATCGGCGATTGGAACATCTCCTAGTTCTGGATCGGGGTTTGCTGCGACTCCGTTGATGAGTGTTGATACAGTTTCTATCAATATTCCGGGTGCCAATTACTATGTGGGAGATGTATTAACACTATCCGGTGGAACTGTATCTATTGGTGGCCAGGCCTGTACCCTTGAAGTTCTAACCACAGCTACCACACCGGGTGCGATTTTAACCTTTAGAATTTTGTCAACTGGTGTTTATACTGCGATCCCCGGCGCGACCAATGTAGCGACTACTATTACTACATCAGCAGCACCTAGTGGGATTGGTGCAATTGGTCTAGGTGGAAGG